AACGTTATCGACCTCACAAATGTAACAATAATTATATACAAAACAAAAAAGCCCCGAAATTAATCGAGGCTTTAAGTCGCGAGAGAAACATAACGGTGAAATTATGTGTGGTAATGGATGGACTCGAACCACCGACACTAAAACGCTCTAACCAACTGAGCTACATTACCATGTCAAAGTTACTACTTTCCTACATAAAACAAATAATTTCCATCATTAACCCTTCGACCTAACAAATCAAATCCGCTGCCGTCATTAGATGGATAAGGGATTTCGACAAATACAATCGGGGAAACATGGACACCGCCGTTTAAGTCATATTCACGCACGGCAAAGTAATTAGATCCGCCGCGATTAAAAGGAATGCAAATGTTATAATGCGATTCAGTTGACTTGGTTTCGACTTCAGGCAATACGTTAATCAAAGAAGTCCAACTAACAGCATCGGTTGAGGTAATGATGTCAAAGTATTTCGTTCCTGAATTTGAGCAAGTAGAAAATCTCATCTTTAGGTTTCCATCGCTGTGATAGGCATAAATACCGCACCAATCAACTGCTAATCCACCCGCCATGATCGAATACGGGCAAAAGTTATCAATCAGTTGTGCTTGTATCGTATAGCAGACCGTAACCGTGTCATTTCCTGCTTGTACCAGCGTTCCGTTTTCAATGAAGATACACGCGCTATTATACTGCTTAACGGCTGTTACAAACGCTGGTTGACCACTTGGGGATGAATAACTGAATGCTGCTATCTGACCTTGATTAGTTCGGGGAATCTTCACGCAAATAGTTGTATCTCGAATCGCTCCCGAAATACATTGATTCGCAAAGTACAACCCAAAGAAACTAGGCAAAGCTAAATACGGCTGCATAAATCGGTTCGTGTTACATTGACCGAATGAAGCAGTTGATAGCAATAAAAAAAGCATGAGTGTTTTCATGCTTTGTGGTACGGTTAAAATTGTGGGAGGTTACTAATCTTCTTGTGTTAAATCCGTCCATACATATTTATATAACTTTTACAAAGATTGATACATTTTTATTTCTGATTCGCTTCATTACAGTACCGCCGTTTGAATCATTTCCTACTGCTGTATTGCCTTCGATTGTTTCAAAGGTGTTAGCATCAATCCATTTAACGAATATTCCAGTATGGTCATAACGTCCGTCCTTATTCCAATCAAAGAAAACGATATCCCCCTCAGTTGGAGCGGTTGTAATCATTTTGTTTTTCTTGAAATAAGCAACGGCTGTTTGGCATCCAGCGAAACCGTTGAAAGCGAAACCTATTTTAGGTAAAGGTTTTCCAGCTTTTTCGTATACCCAAGAGCAAAATAAGCCGCACCAAGCCACACCGTTTAGACCGCTCCAAACTCCGTACTTCGTCTTATTACTATTCTTAGGAAACTCAGTTACACCAATCTCATTCAGCGCAACCCCGACTACTGATGTGGTCATATTTTAGTACCAAGTTGAAGTTCCTGCATCATAAGTTAGCTTTGTAAATGTACCCAGTATAGGCGCGACAATACCACCTAAAACCGTTCCACCACCGTAAGTTACTGTTGTTATTGCCTGAGTGAATTTAATTTCAACAAAGTCATTATTTGCAGGACTAGATGGAAGATTAATGGTTAAAGCCAATAATGCACCAGCCGGATTAATAATGTTTGTTTGATTTACAGCGGTTGTTACGGTTGCGCCAGTTAAAGGCGTAAAAATAGAATGAGGTATTCTTGGTGTTGCTACCTTCCATGCAGCAGCACCAGCAGACGAGCTTGTGCATAAGTATTCTATTTGAGTATTGTAATCTCTTAAAATAGATTCATTTGCTACGTACCCCTTTGTACTATCTTCATTTACACTTGGAACACCATTGAAAGTATTGTAATAACTTCCAATCATTTGCGTTGACTTATCTTGAGCTAATAATGATACATTTTGAATTATAGAGTTTGCGGAAATTCCTAAAACAAAACCATCAATAGTAGTTACAGAAAAAGCAGCATTTCCATTATCAGTAGAATTTACTACAAAAAATGTATCTCCACCATCACCTATTTTTACTGAAAAATTATTACCAACACCGTCATCTCTTGACATCAGTATTTCAAATCCAGCAGCCTCATTCAATACATCACCAATCTCAATAGTTGGCTTTAATATTCGTATATCATTTGTGGTTGAATTACCTGAATCTGTTACGGTTTGTAAGTCATTCCCGCTCGTAAAAACATCCGCATCCAAGTCGTAATTGCCCCACTCGCCTGCTGTTACTGTGCCTGTTCCGTTATCCGAGCCTTCCTTCATTGCGGTGGCGGTTAATAACGAGGCTGTCTTTGCCGTTACGCGAATGATTCCATCGGTAGCGTCTGTTATTCGGTAGGTGGCTTTAATGTTTGCAAGTCCACCACCTAACAGCGTAACGAGTGCCGCCTTAGTTGTATTTACTAAACTAGCTGCATTCGGACTACTTGTTGCAGACCCATCAGTTAAGTCGATAATATTGCCGTTCTCGTCAATTTGTTTCAAGTGATTATCGGATGCATCAACGTAAAGCGATACGGTGTCGGTTGGTGCTGGCTCGATTGCCGCTGTTTTTCTTATTGAAATTAATGCCATGTTATTCGTTGTTTAAGTTTTCAATTTGTTTTTCTCTTTCCGTTTGCCATTGTGCTAATATCTCAGCTACTTCTTCGGGCGTAAGCTCTACCCTTTCTCCGTTAACCATTCGATGTGTAGGCGGCTCAAATTCTTCCATTATTTACCGCTTAAAATGAATGTTCCAGATGCGATATTTCCGCTACTCAATAACAATCGAATAGCAGTTACCGCCGCCGTATTAGCATATCTTCCTGTTCCTTGCGTGTAATAAGTGCCGCCGGATGAAAAGGAAAATGATTCGTGCCTAATTCCTTTATGATGTGAAGTGTTTGCAGGGTCTACAATTGCCAACTCACCGTTAAAATAGTTAGTTGAAGCGTTTCCGATTGTAGCCCCTTGCATCACAATTTTTGAATCAGTAGCACCAGCGGAGGCAAATGAAGTAGTTACTCCCGTTGATCGGGTGTGTACGTAATCACTCGCACCAGTTCCATAGGTCGGCGTTCCACCAGTACCCATCCTCGCCCATAACTCAACAATGTTAGTAGCCGAAACAAGGTTAAGTATTTCGATTTTGTACTGAGTATATCCACCAGTTAATAGAAAGTCGATTGAAGCGGAAGATGAAGCTGTTTGCGTTTGAATATGTTTCCATTCCGATTGGCTGCGCATGTCGGATGTGGTGTAAGTAGTTGCATCAGAGAAAGTAAGTGTTAACTCGCCCGTTGCGGCGTTATAACTTTCGGAAACTATTCCACGCCCATCGTTACCATCAACTCCATCAACTCCATCAACTCCATCTATTCCGTCTATTCCGTCTATTCCGTCTATTCCGTCTATTCCGTCTGCCCCGTCCAAACCATCCAAAGGTAAATCAGTCAATATTAACTCTCCATCAACCGCCAGTACTCCATCAACACGCATCGAACCGAAAACAGTCATTTGCTGCTCGGTTGGAATATCAATAGTTACTCCCTCGTTAATGGTTTTGAATGAGAAGTTATAAGGGCTTGATTCACTACCTCCGTTATAATCTGCCATAACAGCAAGTAAAGCGGCGTAAAACTCATCCGAATCGCTTGGAATAGTCGAAACGGTGAAACCTATTACCTCAACTTCATCGAATAGAATATCAATCCAAGCACCTGACTTAAATGTAATTCGACAAACATCGCCAAACTGGAAAATCTTAACGCCGTCTTTCAATACGGTTGTAGTCGATGTTTCGGTTTCATCCCGATTATCAACTATTCGTATCGAACCACCTAAGTTAGTTACCGTAACCTCCATGCAGACGGCTTTCCTTTTACTGCTGAAATACTTGCTCGACCTTTATTATTTCCCGTTTCAATTTCACAATGAACGCATTTCTTCCATTGGGGATATGTTTCTACGTTTTCATTGAGAAACTTGATTAATCTATCCGAATACACCTGAGCGGTTGAACGTGCTGCCTGAATAGTTCGCTGCATTGCCGTATCGCTTACCGGCTCGCTCCAATCGGTTTTCTTTCCTACTACTCCGTGCGATGTTACCACTACTTGTTGCTGCGTTAAGAAACGAGCATAAGCCATATAAGCCAAGTAAGTAGAATATTCAGGTTTCAAATCAGCATAAACGTATGTCGCTGGAAATGTATTCGGTACTACTTCTTCAAATAGCTTTTCAAATAGTTCAGTTCCCAATAATCCGCAAAGGTCAACTTCCTGTGCCTCGATTATGTACGGCTCTAATCTATCCGCTGGAACATTATCGCTAATTGCCCGAATCAGTTGAATATCGGACTTATCAATTAACTTGGTTTGGTGTAGCATTGAAGTTGATTGTTAGCGGTAAAATAGAAACAGGCTTTCCAAGTGCCTTAGTAAATTGTTCTTCAAAGATAATTCGTTCCGGTTCGGTTTCGCTGTTATAGATATCGTAAGCATCTTTCAATTCAGACGAAGTAGCCATCTTTCCAGCTTCAAGAATACCAGCCAATACAGGCGGGATTGCGAAACATTTAACTATTGATTTCTCAACACTCGATTCATGGTACTCAAAACGTCTATCTTCAGTCGTGCTTGCTGAAAATGGAACGAATGAAGGTGCGACATCACCAGCATCAATCTCGACAAGCATGATATTACCCGCTGCATCAGCACCCTGAAATTCAGTAAGGTTGTTTTGCGTTTCTTGTCGCTGCTTGTCGGTTTCAGACTTTCCTACTTGGATATACATACCCGAACTTGTAAAGCTAGTTCGGATGTTTTTATTCTTGTATAGCTTCGATTGAAAGTCCGTTTCTACATCTTCAGCAACAGGGTCAATCGGTGCGATAGGATAAGCCGAAAAGCCCTCAGATGAATACCAAAGTACCTGACCGTTGTAGTTTTCTACCTTATCCAAGTAAGTTGATCCCTCGCATTCGTTAATTTCATCAATAACAGTCGATGGATTGAATCGGTTTATCCGTTTAATCTCTTTTAGATTGAACTTTTTAACCTGACTAAGCCCATCCCAATTATCGTAAAAGGCTATCTTATCCGAATCGCTGCACAAACGAGTGTCGGCAAAATTCATGTACTTACGTTCAATGATTTGCCCAAGCCCGTTATATCTAAAATGAATAGCAAAGCCACCAAAATAAGAGTAATCACGAGCGCATAAACCAAGTAGTTTGTCAACCGTGCCGCCTTTTAAATCAATTACTTGTTTATAAGTGGCAATATCGGTAAAGCCTCTACCAGCGATAAATCTTGAATGCCTTTTAATGCAACGAGTAGCTACACCTGAAGCATTACAAAGGTCTTTAATTCGTTGCGCATAAGCATTGTCATAATCCCAAGTTTGGATATTCTCAGTCCTATTGAGCGTATTTACAAGTCGCTTGGTTTGCCTCGGAATTAATACTTTAGGTGCAGCCATTTAATTTGTTATTCAGGTTTATTTACAACAACTTCTTCTTCATGCCATGCTTGACCTTCAGGAATACCGTCATCGTTGTGTTCTTTTGCTGGATCAACTTTCTTTTCGGCTTTAGGCTTCTTTTCTGATTTTGCCTTTCCGGCTTTTGAATCTTGGCTTTCGATTTCAAACTGAGCCTTCGCATTTGCTTTCTTCGCATCACGAAGAACAAAGAACTTTTCAAACTCAGGATTTGCTTTTATTAATGTTTCAACCTGAGCATCAGTAGTGTTCAATTCTGTGATGGTGTCAGGGCTTCCAAAAGGTCGGAAACTCTTAACTGTCATTTTGTATTTTTCCATTTTGTGAATTATTGTTAAATCGGTTACTGGAATCCAATCGGGTAAATTTAACGAATTATCCCAACCTGTACCAACTTGTGATATTCTATTTAATTCATGCCAAGCATCACACGCGCATGAATAACAACGCCCCGAACCGCGCGGCTCACGTCCTGCGATTGTCCGGTATAAATCAAACACCCGTTGCATAGCCTCGCCTGAGCGCATAACCATCAACGGGTGCTTAATTTCTGCCAGCTCTTTTATTAGCTGGTCTAAACTCATGCTGTGAATAGAGCCGTTAGGATAGCTTTAGTTGTAGCGTAGTCAGTATGAAACAAAGTAGCTGGTAAGTAAGGCTCTTTGTCGATATCGGATGTTCCTAGTGTGCAATTATAAGCACCCAAAGTATCAGCATCATTCAAAACACGCTCTAAGGCTCGCATTGTAAGTCCTGAACGTAGTCCGTAAATCTCGAAAGGGACTTCTCCGCCCGTTCCTTTAAAATTGTTTTCAACGATTGCAACGATTTTAGTGTTGCACATATATTCAAGTTGCTGCTTTGTAGGCGAATCAATATTGAACATTTTGAAAACAACCTCGTGAGTAAAAGAAGGCTGGTAGCGTCCTTCTACCAAAGTTGATTTCGGTTCGTTAGAAGATTTTTTACCCTCGAAACGGTAAATCTTTGCGCTACCCGTTAAGGTAAGCCCTTCGATTAAGTTAGGGTAAGAAGCATTTTCGGTAATAGTTGCTATATCTGCCCAGTTGAACAAATAAAGCATATCACTCACGCCCGGTAAAAGGGGCTTAGTACAGTCTAGGAAGGCATTTGTATTAATGCCGGGGCAAGTTACAGAAGGCATAGCTTATTTTCTTTTTTAGTGTGAAAAAATAGGGGAGTTTTTACGCTCCCCAGTTAGTTTAGTAAGCCGCTTGAATCATGTAGTCCTGCAAAACTTTTGCATCAACACGATACTTGCCTTTGAAGTTGTTCAATTCAGAATCTTCAGAATACCAAACACGGAAATCACCTACTGCATTTGAAGCATCGTAACCAACTGCAAGGTTTTCTTTAACAGTCAAGATAGCACGGTGAGGCAAATCGTACTTAGTACCGTTTTGCATATCGGCTTGGATTGTTCTATCCCAGAAATCGAAACCGAAAACTGGAATACCACGATAACGAAGCATCACATATCCGTTTTCGATACGCTCAAACGAAGTGCTGTTACCTTGTGATTCAAGATAAGTAGCATAGTTTTCTACAAGTGTACGTGTTGCAATGAAGAACTTGTTTGGAGCAGCATTCAAACGCGGGTCTGAAGCCTCAATCATTTTGCGGAAAGTATCGAGCGCATCAGTTGAACCCAAAGCCATTTGAAGGGCGAAAGTTGACTGAGCGTTTTTAGCGATTGCTGTTTTACGTGCGGCTGTTGTTGCTACGATTGCGTAAATCTGATTCCAAAGTCCATCAATGATAGTATAGTCAGCAAGTGATACGCCATTTTTGATAACACCTGAATCAGCGACATTTTTGTGCGCTGTGTCGTTAAACCAAATGATACGAAGCAAATCTTCTTGAGCTGCTGAACTCATACGGTCAACAACGAAACGAGCGATATCAGTTCCAGTTACATTGTCGCGGTCAACACCTGTATTTTGAGCAAATACCCAAAATGAATCGTCAACCTCAGAACCGCACATAGTAAGCCAAATCTTAACAGCTTCCGGTTCCCAAAACTTTTCAGTCATTGGGATGTTCTTAGCTGTTTGCCCTTGACCACAACCAGCATCGGCTTTAGTGATTTTGGAAAGTATTCCTAAAAACGGAATTTGTTTTTTAGCAACGATGCCATCATAGACGGTCATCAAATCAGTTACTGCGGGATTCTCGAAGATTGTTTCGATAACCGCATCAGACATGGAGCGTGCTTCTTCGCCATTGAAGGTCAAATCGGCTGGATCAATTAATGCCATTTCTTTTCAGTTGTTTTTATTGTTAGTGATTGCGGTTATTTAGTCTTTTTTCAAACGCTGGTTCGGCTTCAAGTCCGCTTTAGAGGGCATCTTGAAACCTTTGTCTTTAGTTTGAGCGTTGATAGTGCGCGGCTTTGTTTGTGCTGAAGCTGGCGAAAATGCTCCCGTCTTAGCTTGCAATGCTTTTACTTGTTCAAGTATCGGCTCTGCTACTTCGAGGGCTGCTTTCATTGTCGCGTTTTCAGCTTCCAATGCTGCGATTTTAGCCTCTAAGTCCGCGCTTGCGTTGGCTTGTGCTACTGGTGTGATTACGGTAATTGCGCCGGAAACAACTTCGATAGTTGTACCGTCTGACATTACGTAAGAACCATCAGCAACTGCTTCACCTGTTTCGGTTAACGTAACCATATCACCAACAACTGGCGTTTCTGATTCCGATTCGATAGAGATTGCAGTACCATCCTCCAATGTCGCATCGAAGGCTTTGATTTCGCCTGTTAAGGCTTTTAATGCGCGTTTTGCCTTTTCGACAAACCCTTGCACATTGAATGAAGGTTTACTCATTTTAGGTTTATTGTTAGTGTGAAATTTTGAAATTAATGCGACTGCCTTCATATCTTGGTAGTCGGCTTTATCTAATCCAACGGCTGTGGCAAAGCCCATCGAAACGGCTTGCTGTGCGTTGTACTCGGTTTCGACCTCCATCCATTTACGAACTTGGTCTACACTTGCACCGATTGAACTTGCGTAGAATTCAGCTAGTCTATTTTCTTCGATTGCTAGTGCTTCAGCATATCGAATCATACTTGCTGCATCCCCTTCATTTTTACCCCACGGGTTATGAATTAAAAGTCGGGAGTTAGGTGTTATGATTCGGTTTTGTCCTAACGCAAAAAAGAGCGTAGCAATTGACTTGCATACACCCTCTATAACGGTATCAATTTGGAATCCTACTGTTTGTGATTCACTTACTAAATAGTCGTGAATTGCCCATCCTTCTTCTACATCACCACCATTTGAATGAATATGAATCAATACCGTGTCATCGGCTTTAACACCGGAAAGATTAGATACTACGGATTTCTTCGTAATCGACTTTCCGACAATTCCTTCTAGGTAGATGTGGTGAACCATGCCGCCAAATTTAATTAGGGGCTGGTTAGGATATTTCTAACTGTTGTTATAATTACGATTCCATCCAGTTGACTGCATTATAAACAGTCGCTTGTGAGCATCCGAACTTATCTTGTATCTGCTGAACTGCGACCATCCTCTCAACTCCGGTGGCATATAAAGCGTTCAATTCGTAGTAAATATCTCGATACCTTCCAATGTAATCGGGTAACATTCCGGCTCGATAAAGTGCGACAATATCACCCGATTTCGATAACCTACGAATTAAGTCCTTTCTTGATTCACTCATATTGTACCCGTTACTCTTACCTCGCTGTAATCGGATTGCTTTTTGTTAATATCCGATACTTTAACAATCGGCTGTATTTGACTAATAGCATCTGCAAGTACGGCAAAACCGCTCGAATCCGCAACTGAATTACTACCCTGAAAATTCACAACACCCGTAGCAAATTTGTTCTTTGAGTTTAGGAAAGAAAGAAAGCCCGGAAAGTTTTGCTCTGCATACCTAGTTCCATCGGCTGTAATTACCGATTCGTTTTTCGATAGCCAAGCGGGGATTGAATCGCTTGTTTCCGTTCCAGCACCTTCGATGCCAATTACACCCGTTGCAAATCCTTTAGGTTCTTGTGATAGTTTGGCTTTTGCTAAACTAAAAGCTGTTTGAATAGCCGCAATTGAAAGAGCCGCCCGAATACCTCCAGCTACTGGACCAAACTTAGAAACTGATTCAGCAACCGAGAAAGCCTCAGATGAAAGTATTTGCTTTTGAAGTAAATCGAGAATCATAATCAAGAACTTCTTTGAAAATCCTTTTAACTGATTACCCTGTTCAGCTAATGATTGACCAAATAACTCACCCACCTGAGCCGCGAATGCTGCATAAACTTGCGCATTTTGCTGGTTTGCTTGTTCTACTACTGCTGTTTGTCTAGCCTGCAAATCAACAAACTGCTCGAAACTTATTTCACCATTACGTTCAACAAAGTCATAATACTGCTGATCTATTTCCGCACGGGTTTGACCTGTTTGCGCTTGGATAGCTACTAGAGCATTCAACCCTTCAACCGTCTTTAAAAACAAAGCATCTTGGTTTGATATACCAAGTTGCTGCTGGGCAAATTCAAACTCAGCTTGTGAGATTATCGCTTGTTGACGTTGTGCGAACACCTCAGCTTCGCGGGCTTGTCGTTGTGCGATTAGTTCTTGTTCTTTGTCGAATACTTCTTTGTTCTTAGCAATAGCTTCATCAGCATATTTCTTTTTTATTTCTGCAATTTGCTGTTCAGTTTGTTGAGCAATGGTAAGTCGTAAAGCCTCAGCCGTTGCGCCTGTTCCTGTTATTGCAGCTAATCTTTCCGCCGCTGCATTTTGAGCAATAAGAATTTCTTTATTCGCCCCATCTTCCAATAAGTCAAGTCGTGCCTTAGCAAGGTCTTGTTGGAGTTTTAGTTCTTCTTCGGCTGCTTTCTTATTATCCTCAGCTATCTTTTCGTTTTTCGCCTTATTCTTATCCGCTTCTTCTTTTGCCGCTTTAATCGCTGCATCTTGATTGGCTTTTAACTTTTCAGCTTTCTTAACTTCAATTTCATTTTGAGCGTTGGCTAGTTCTTCCTGCTTATCTTGAATTTGTTGAGCAAGTGAAATCTGTTCCTTTGCCGAAACGTTGGCAGCCTTAGCATTTTTTAATTGTGCTTCTAACTGCCCGATAATTTGCAGGGTCGTTTTCTCATAAGCCTTTTGTTTTTCACCCTCCAAATAAGCCGTGTCTTTACCTTGCGCCTTAGCTAAAGCAATCGACCTATCAAATATATTTCCGATTGTAGTGATTCGCCTTTCTTCAAGTGATATGAGTAGACCTAATTGATCGGATTGACCTTTGTATGCTTCCTTTAACTTTTCGCTTGCTAGTTCTTCATCACTTGCCAAGCCTAAGAAACTACGCACCGCATCGCTTACTGCACCGAAGTTGGCAATAAGTAAACCGAGTGCGACAATGATAGCACCTATACCAGTTGAAGCTAGTGCAATACGGAATAGTTTTAATGCTCCCGTAGTAGTTCCAGTTACTACACCGTAAGCCGCAGTTGCTCCAGCTAATAAACCAGTTTGAATAGTTGCAGCCGTGTCAATGATTGCGCCCTTCTCTTTGACAATGTTTGCAATTTGCTGACCGATTGCTAAGGCTTTGACTGACTTAGCTAGCGATTCTGCTGCTGCACTATTCTCGTCAAAGATTAATGAAGAAAGCTGAACAGCACTTGCAGCCGCACCCGCCGCCTGCACCGTGTCATCAAATGCTCTTTTAGCTGGGTTTTTAGGTTCTCTATTTCCGAACTCGTCTAACTTACCTTCAACCTGCCCGATTGCTAGTCCTAGCTTGCCCGCTTCATCCTGCGCATCCTTAAACTCTTTCCCTCCTACATCACTTGTTTGAATTACCTTATTAAGTTCAGCAAGCCGCTCTTTCATTCCTTGCAAGGAATTACTTGCTCGATTTGCAGCACCTTCATAATCCCCTACATTTCGCCTAAAGTCGCCAACTGCGCCCTCCGAACCTTTTAACTCGTCAGAAATATTCTTAATCGTTTTCGATAAGACTTGACCAGCAACTGAATTATCTCTTTCCTCTTTTGATAATGCGTTATACTGAGCCGTAAGAACCGATAAGGTTGAACGTAACTTATCATTGCTACCTTCAGAGGCTTTATTTGCCTGTACTGACTTAACAAGAATATTCTGATTAGCTGCCAACTCTTTCGATAAGGCTTTAATCTGAATTTCATTCTTGATATAAGCATCAGTAACCTTGCCCTCCGTTTCGAGTAATGCCTTATTCTCTTTACGAAGGTCGGCAATGGTGTTTTTCAGGTCGGTCGCTTCTTTAACCGCCTGTTCAGAATCGAATTGAATGTCAAGTATTAGTGTTTCAGTAGTTTCAGCCATTTTACCCGATTCTTATTAACTCAACCGAAGTCGATTGTTGTGAGGTTGTGAAGTCTTTTAATTGTTGTGCGAAGTAATACCCGCTTGGATTTTGCAAGTATATTGGAATTGACCAATCGAAATCGTTAATATCAAATTCATTCAACCGAAAGTCAATATCGACCTGCATAATCTGGTCAATTATTCCCGAAAGCAAATCATTGTAAAACGATTCATACAAGAATTGCCATTGAAGGTTATAAGGTAAACTACCCTGCGCTTGAAAGTAAGCCCACGGGAATGAAGTACCACCCGCTGCATTCAAGTTTGTTTCGTTTTGAGAGGTGTAGGTAACGTGTCCGGTTCTTCTTTGAAGCAAAGAGATATAGCAATTCTTATCGAACTTAATATATCCCTTTTCGCTATCCCATAAATTCATCTGAGAGCAAAACCAAGTCTTGCCAAGTATCAAAGTCGGAGCGCACCAGCTAAATTCGGATTTTATGTAGTCCAGCTTTTCGGGTAACTGCTCGTTGAACACCGATATTGAATACCCGTATCTTTCATCCTGCTTCCATCGCATATTCATTAATCGAGCATATCCATCAACTTTGAATGTGTAGTTAGGCTTTACGCTCAAATCCATCTTAGGCTGCCATTTACGGGCTACTGGTTTATTTGCTGCTATCTCATTGAGCATCATTAACCGAATCTTCTTATCCCATTCGTTTACGATTGGAATAACGCCGCCGATATTGCAAATCTCTTTTATAAACTTTCCGCACGTCCAATCGGGTAGTGATTCTTGAATATTGATAGGACGGTTGTAATGCGTGAACTCAGCATCAATGTATTCAACACTAAATCGAGCATAGTCAACCGTTAACACCGTGTTGTAATACGGGTCGGATGGGCTGCCAGTTGCTCCACCTCTTTGATAAGCCTCGAATATGCAGTACACATTTGAATCCTGTGATTCAGGGCGAATCGCTTCAAGTGAAATACTAACATCAATTTGATTGTCAAAAGCACCAACCGATGTTTGAGTTATTTCCGTTTGTCCTAATACGGTAACAGTAGCACCGCCGTCATCAATTTGGTAACACCGAATACGAAAACGAGCCTCGACAATGTTTAACGGGTCGGAGGGGAATCCTTTTGCAATGTCCGATTCAAACCTGACCTTAAAGGTATATTTGCCCGGAAACTTAACTTCATATCCGCTTGGTGAATTATTATTCCAAACATCCCAAATATCGGTTGTTGCACTATCCCACGCCGTTACTTTAGTCCAAGTATTAAACAGCAGCCCGAATGTTTGATTAGTTGTTTTAGTCGCTGTTACTTGAACTTGCTGCTGTAATCTTGTGCCAGTTCGAGCCTCGGTAATTGAAACCATAATCAACTCAAACATCGGATGCCCCCACCAAGCACCCTCCATCGTATAGCCAAAGTTATCAGCTATTTTTTTGAAGATGTATTTCGCGAATACGTGTGGAACAACGCCCTGACATTGGAGATTATTGATACTGCGACTTTGATTGCCAGTATCGTGAATAGGATAAATGTAGCCATCGTTCCAATCGTTAGGAATTGAATCATACTCGGACTGCATGCACCATACATGGTCAAGGTCGGAAAGGTCTAACTCACGCAAACGAAGTTTAGAAATCTTATCGAAGAAAACAGAATTATCAGCATTGATAAGTATCGAAATCCTATCCTGTATTGATTCAATAGTAAACTCCGCTGCATTCATCACCTCAATCCCGTTGGACTTAACTTGTCCAATTTGACGGCTGTATTTTAATATGCTTGCATCGCTGCCCTGTACCAAACCACACGCCGATAAGTTAACCGCCGTAGCAGGTAGGTCAAGTTTATTGGTAAAACTCGATTGCCTTTCCAACGTGCCGATATTAGCTATCCGTTTAGTGATAGTAATAATTGCACCTTTGTCTAAGTGCAACTCGTTACCGTTAATCTTCACGCTCTGATTCATGCCGTCTGATTGAATCGTTGAGGTAATGTGATAGTAAGTTCTAACTTACCATAGTTGAGGCTGTCTGAGCGGAATAGAAAAGAACTAGGTTCTACTCTTACTCCAATCCAACTGCTAGTTTCTTCATTGTACCACTCAACCGATGGGCTTGTCTTTAATGAACGTAGTCCGATAGCTTCATCGGGTGTGATAAATTCGGCTGCGACCTGTACTTGTGGTGTGATATTCTTACCGATATAGTTTTCAAACGATTTAGCTGAAGCTATTGAATCGAAATACTTTTGATAAGTACCAACTGATTCGACTTTGTCAGTTTCGTAAATCTTGAATTGGAATAACCAATAATCCCATCCACCTAACGAGTTAAGCCAACGAACGTAAAAGGTATTGCAACTCTGTTTCGATGCTGCGACATACTTAACCTTTAACGGCTTTAGGATATACGTGTAATCCTCCGTTAAGAACAAACCTACATCGAGCGAAACGTCTAGGTCAGGGTCGGTAATTTCACCGTCCAACTTTGCCAAGTTTAATCTCAGCACGTTATTCATTATCAGAAAAGTCGGAAACTCGTATTCATTGTAATTTGAAATAGTTCCATCGGCTTTCTTGTACATCTTCAAAAGGCTATACTCATTCAAGTTTCCTAAATCGGCATTTGGAATCATCGAAACCGTAAAAGGATACCCAGCGAAGCAAACAGGAACGGGAAACTCAGTTAGCCAGCTAGGTAATAACTCAGGGCTGCCCGAATTTCCGAATAGGTTTGCATAGTAGTCAATGTAATATCCATCATTTGGATCGCCCATTTGAAAAGCACCAGCTATACCATGATAGGTTGCTGTATTATTCGTACTTTCTTCCGTTGAGCCAATCCAATACTCAGTCCAGTTGAGTTTAAATACCTTGCTTTGATTGAATTGTTGAATATGTAAGGGGCTTGATTCAATAAACTCACTACCGAAATCCAGCGACATGAAAGACTTCATTGCGCCGCTTATCTCAGCACGCATTAAACCGGTTTCGTCAGGTGTCAATCGGATAGTCTTAGAACCTTCAGATGGAATTAAACACTCAACCTTCAATGCCAAGTACCAATTCTTTCGGCTTTCGATATTGAAGTAAGTAGTTATGTTACCCATTACCGAATGAGGGAAATCGAAAGTAATGATGTTACCAGTTTTATTCAATACCTCTCGTCGGCTTACCGTTCCAGTTGTGATAAAATCCCCTACTTCAACCTCACTAGCTAATGTGCCTAAGTTAATTGAAAGGTTTGTCGAATCCCAAGCTGATAAAACCGTTGTGCCTGTAAAGTCTTTCCTTTGAAGTTCAATAACTACGGGATTATAAACCGCCACCACGTTAACATCAACGGGTGCAATATCAGTACCGTCCGATTGTTGACGAACCTTAACAATATCAGTTTGAATTACCGTAGGCATCTCTAAGTTCAGTTATTACTTGTTTCTTAACATGAAGTAAAATAGCATCAGAAAGCGACTTGATACGCCCGTCCTGAATTACTCCGTTGATTATTTGGGTTGGTTTGCTTTGCCCTTGATAGTTTCTACCCGTACGAAATAGCAATGTACCACTTTGGTGAATCTTTCGAGTTATTGCATAAGCCATCGACTTATAATCCTTCTCCTCAGTTCCCGATTTGGGAGTTATTCCCTTATCTTTTATCCATTGCAATATCGTTGTCTTTAACGAGCCATCCCCGCCGCCGCTTGTCGGTTTACGTCCGAACTCCAACGCCCCGATGTAAGCACGTCCGAATAGTTTGTATCTATTCTCGGTAATCTCACTTCTTAGGCTGTCTTTAGTTCGCCCCGATGCAGTCGAACCAGAAGCATCTAACGAGGCTTTTAGGTCATCTATCAACTTCCTATCGAAAGCATCAAGGGCGGCTCGGTCAAGACTAAAGG